GTCTGCTACAGCATCAGCAGTACCAAGTCTGCCTATCTCTGTTGCCTTACCAGCTACAGTTGTAACCTCTGTTGCTTTAGGTACTAATCTGTGAAATGCGTATGTATGATCTGTAGATGTTGTTTCTACTAAAAATCCAAAACCAGAAGGTATAGTTGCAGTTACACCTGTTATAACCACAGCTAGACCAGAACCTCTACCATTTGCAATAGTAACTGTAGTTCCACTTGGAGCTAAGTTAGTTGAGGCTGCTGAAACTGATACAATAGTACCACCAGTTGCTGGGTTGTTTATATCAGGGTTAGATGTAGGAAAACTTGTTTCGTTTGCTATTGGTACAAAACCACCAACATCGTCAACAAGATCAATTATTCTGTCGTTGATAGCTGCGGTTGTAGCAATCGTAGTATCATTGTCTGGAAATGTATCACCATTTTTAATTGTGTCACCAGAACTTATGTTAAAGTATCTAGCATCAGATGCGGAAGTAGTAAAGAAAGATGTATCATTTACACTAGCAGATGCCTGTTCACTATTAGTTACTATAACTGAGTCAGCTATCTTAGCTGCTGTAACTGCGTCATCTGTAATATGTTCTGTTCTAACTGCTAGATCTGCAAGCTTATCTTCGTTAACAGCATCGTTGGCTAACTTACCTCTTGTAACGTTGAGGTCAGCTATTTTAGCTGTAGTTACAGCATTATTAAGTATCTTACTTGTAGTAACACTATTACTAGCTAATTTAGCATCAGTTACTTGGTTAGCACCGATGTGTGCAGTATCTATAGATCCGTCAGTATAGTGTTCAGAATCAACAGCGTTATCTGCTAGTTTAGTTCCATCAATAGCATCACCTTCTAGTTTTGCCCTAGTTACTGCACCATTAAGTATTTCAGTAGTTGTAACTGCATTGTCTGCAATCTTGTTAGAAGTAACTGCTGAGTTTGCTATATGCTCTTCATCTATTGAACCAGCTACATAATGTTCAGAGTTAATAACATCATCTTGTATGTTATCTCCATCTATTATGTCGTTACCTAAATGTACGTGGTCAATAGATCCATCTACATAATGTTGTGAATTTACAGCATTATCAGCTATTTCACTAGAAGTTAGTTTGTCAGATTGTAATAGTGTTTTAATTTCACTTGCTGTCTGATCTGCGGTAGCTGCTGTTTCTATACCATCTAATTTAATACCATCAGCTGCTATATCTCTACCATCTACAGTTCCAGTTACAGTAATATTTCCAGAAGCACCTAAGTTACCACTACTTATGTCTCCAGTTGTTTGTACATTTTGAGATCCAAAGTTAGGAGCTATTTTTGTACCAGCTATCGCAGCTGACGCATTTACATCAGCATTAACTATTGTACCATCTGTTATTTTAGCACTCGTTATAATACCATCTTTTATATCAGATGCTATTATAGTTTGGTTCTGTTCTTCTTGTGCAGCATACAGAACCTGTGTCATATTATTATTTAATTCACCAGCCTTGATTGACGATCCGGCTGTAAATGTAGCTCTTACTGAGTCTACATCAGTATCACGATATATACGTATTGAAGCTGGGCTTGCAGGTGCTGAGTCAAATACTACATTCCCACCGCCAGTTGTTGTATAGCTGGTTATTGTAAAAGTTGTAGTACCAGAACTTGCTCCAGTTATACCTCGATTTTCATAGGTTACACCATCAACTTCTACTTTTATATCAGCTTCTTTTATTGACGGAAAGGAAAACGCTCTAGACGCTACACCATTACCAGTCAAATCTGCGAAAGTTGTTGCCATTTATTTATAAGGAAGATTGAGAATGTCGGTGGTATCTCTCATTTTAAGTAGTTTTGCACGTTTCTTATTTTTCTGCTCATCAATAATCTCTTGTACTTCTGGATTATTCATGATCTGAGCCCAAGCTACTTTACGTGCTTCTTGGAATAATTGATCTATTTTACCGTTATGCCAATAGTTTCTCGCATCGTACTTTGCTCTATCACCATTACGTATATCTTTTTGCATCTCTGCTAAGGATGCTAAAGCTCTAGCATCTGTAGCTAGCTTATCTAGCTGTCTTTCTAAGTTCTGATCGCCTAATGCTTTCTGGAACATAGATCTTATTTTAGGTTCGTCAGTTAGGTTTGTACTGTCAGGAGCATAGTATGTAGACATACGTAAATCATACCCGCTTTCAAATAGAAACTGTCTACCGGGGCTAACTGTTAGATTTAACGATACAGGACTCACAGCATTAAATGCACGAGTAAAGAAATCGTAGTTTTTAATAGGCTGTCCGTTTAACATGTCATACTTAATAGGTATATCTTCACCCGGTAACATTTCCATAATCAAGTTACGGTTACGTATCGACTGGTCAATACCAGATCCTAGCTCACGCATGTATGGTACAAATAGTTTACCCATTTCATTACGTAGACCAGCTAGAGGTACTTGGTTGTTAGCAAGTGCAGCTACAATTCTTTCTGCCTGTCCGGGTCTACCAGCAAACAAGTCAACAAATGACTGTATACCAGCTAGATAGGATTTACTAGATATAGCCTGAGCTACAACTAATGACATCTTCTGTAGTTCTCTTTCTGTCCACTCTTCACCCATAAGTTCACTTGCATCACCTATATCAGCGATTGTAGACATTATGAGGTTAAAGGGTTCGATAGAATCATATCCTACACGTACGCCAGCTAGTTCTATAGTTCTAGGTATATAACCAGCATCTATCCAACCTTGACGTTTTTGTCTGTCAGCTGGTCCGTTACCAGTTAGCTTACCGTTCATCCAAGCTTGTACAGCTAATGTAATCACAGCAGAGCCTATCGCTAATCTACCTGTTTGTAGTGCCTTTGCGTTTGCTAGTTCTTCAGCAGTGTAGATACCATACTTTTGTACTGTATCTAGGTTGTTAGGATTAGCAAATGCTATGTCGTTAAACTCTCTAACTAAGAAGTTAAAACCGGGTGTATGTTTAGCAGTGAGTTCGAGTCCGTTAACACCAGTTCTAGCAAATAGAAAGAATGGTCTAGCAGCAGGCACAGAACTAAATACATCGTTAAGACCTTTTGCAAACTTACCTGTTAGTTCTTTAGTAAGTGTAACTTCTCTACGTGCAAATCTTGTAGCTTCGTCAATTATGTTGCCGTTAGCATCAAAGATCTGTGCATAGAAGTCGTCTTGATATGCTCGCATTAACTGTGGTGTAATCTCTGGTAACTCAATACCATTACCCTGCATGTCTAATACTTGACGCATAGCCTTTTCTCGCATCTTAGCTCTACCAAGTAAAAACTCAAAGGTATCGTCAATCGACGCCATGACTTTTGTAGAGTATGTAAATAGACTTACATTATTAAGATTACGTATCATATTAGCCCAGTAAAAGGCTGCTCTGTCTCCGGGTGTAGCACGCTCACTTTCTGCCCACTTACGTGTAAGCTCCCAGTTTACGTCACTCTTAGTAAATTCAGCATAACGTGTCTTGATTGTAGACATGTCACCTTTCCAGTAAGAGTTAAGACGTGTAAAGAATAACTCAAACCCTTCTGGTATAGCTTCTACCATACCCATCATTGATGAAAGACTTGAACGTATAGTAGCTGAGTCACCATCAAATGGATAACGTAGTGTTGCTCCAAGAGCTGTAGATACCGGTCTCAAAAATGTTGCACCAGTTGTACCCATAAGAGCTCTGAACGGTGTCTTAGGGCTGCTGAGGATACTATGGCTCATCATTTCTTGTAAGCCTCTTATAATCGCTCCTGTACGATCAGGTGCAGTAGGATCTATCTTACCACCATACAATACAGTACGCATAAAGTTGTCAAAATCTTCTAACTGATTGACATTTTTCATCATAGAAAACGCTTCAAACAATGAATTAAGTAAATCATCGTCTGGATCATCTTTAGCTATCTTAAGAATAGATAATATAGAATCTTTTGCATCTTGTACTTCTGCTTTTACAGCATCATTAATCGCATTATTTCTAGCTTTACCAGCTCCTAATGCTCTAAACTCGTCAGATAATATAAGTCTTGCTTTTTTTGTTTGGAATAACGCAGTCAGCATAGTATCAACTATCTGTTTAGCTGGACCATCTATGTCATCTATAGACACAAGATCCATTATTTCTCTACCAGCAATACCTGTATCTTTGAGTTGCTTAAGTAATGAGCCTACAACTAAATCTCCGACGACAACATTACGTGCTGTCCATATCTCTTCGCCATCTATAACATCATTCACTTCAAATAACTTAGCCAGATACTCCATGTCAGTCATCTCAGAGGGATTTCTACCTTCTGTAATTTCTCTAAAACCCTTGATCGCATCTCTATATGTATCAAGTAGAGCCTGTCTGTTACCTTTTACAGCATCTAATTCAGCTTGAAACCTATCAGTACTCATCAGTTTACGTAAGGTTTGCTCAACTATCTCATCAGTTGTACCACCTTCACGAGCTACACGCTCACGTTCTACAGGTGTAGTTACAGAACCAGTAGACCCATCTTCAGATCCCCACTCGTTACGTGTACGACGTAGCTGTTCTCTAGCAGCTTGTGGTTCTACTTCTGATATATGTGCACCTTGGTGTCTGTCAGCTATCGGAGCATTTTTATCTGCTCTAAATTCTGTCTCTCCTTTACGTAATTGTGCAAGACCAGCTTCAATTTGTTGCTTTTCTATACTGTTATTACGTGCTATAATCTGTTGTTTTACTTTTGCACTACCTTTACCCAGTACCATAAGTCCAGCGTCAAACGCAAGTCCTATACCCATACCTTCTACAATGTTTTTTATTTTCATTATAATCGGATGGTCGGTATCTTTGGTAGTCAAAGGTGTATCTGCCCAACCATAGTGTTTTGTTAGTGAGCCTAGTGCGTTATGTCCGTCTGATGTTTTAGATACAGTATCGGACAAAGCACCAATACCAGCAGCTCTTGTTAAGCTACCAGCTTTAAGTAAGGCATTTGCACCACCGGCAAGCAAAGGTATACCTGTTACAGCTAGTCCTTTAGCAGCAGCAACTGTACCTAATGCCATTGTACCAAAGTGTACAGCACCTCTCATTAAATTACCCCACCATGTTTTAGTTACAATAGGATCACTGTAACTATTAAATGGTTGCCAATCTGGTTCATAAAAACCTTTCTCTTTTTTCTCCTGTGCCATTTCTCCGGAGAGTGCATCTATAGTACGCTCTGGAAATGTAGCAACAGAAGAAGCGGTATCTTGGAAACCGCCTGTTACCGCAGATTGCGCTTCTTTTGCAACTGCTTTTAAACCCCATCTGTCTGCGTCCCGTGGGTCCGCTTGTGCATCTAATGCTTTTTGTTCTTCATCATATTCAACTTGTTTTGCCTCAGCCGTAGCTTCGTTTTGTCTGGCTCTATCTGCAAACTCACCAACAAGTTGTCTAGCATCTTCAACAGCAGAAGGATCTAATTCAAATTCTTCCATAATTTAATTACATACTAGCATCCACGAGTGCCTTAGCAACTCCGGGAAGTAAATTTCCTAATTGATTCATAGGTGGTAAGACTCCGACAATATCATAGAATTGCTTTTCGTCTTGTGGGTCGATATTAACTAATCTTTTGAAGTATGGATTACCGTTTAATCCGTGACCCTTGTTTACTTTTTGTCTTAATCTACCTAACACAAAAGCTTTCTGTGTCTGTTCATCAAATGTATCTTGTAGATCAAATGGCATTGCTGCATCTACTAATACTTGAAGTAAGCCTTCTTTGGATATATTATACATACCAAAGCTGTCATAATCGTCAGCAGCAAGTTCTAAAACTTCGCCTATAGTGTGTTGTGATAAAGGTTTATCTAACTGTACAAACTTACCATTTTTAGTAATCGCATCAAATCCACCATTCTTCTTGTAAGCTGGATTAGTTATGTTTTCTAACATCCAGTCCATGTTAGTGGTAGTGAGTAGATTACGATATACTTTAGATGAAGTTGATTTATCTGTAAAATCTCTAGAGTCTTGTACATTTACATATGTACCTAGACCTTGTTTGATTCTTCCTGTAGATTCAAGTCGAGTTCTTGCAAACTCATGTGGATCTAGCTCAGGAAATAGATTAGATAATCCTCTGTAATATTCTGGTAATGATCCACGTTTAAAATCAGACTTCCAATACTTCTCTGCTGCATCAAGATAAGGCTCTTCGCCTGCCAGAGGTGCAGTACTAAATAGTAATTCTTTGTCAACTATTAATGCTGTATTCGCTATAGCAAAATCACTTGCAGCAGTACTATTATATTTATACTCTGGTAGTGTGTCGTAAGGTTTATCCTTACCTCTCATTTTATCAATGACGTACTCTTCAGCACCACGTTGTGCTTCAAGATCAGACTGATTTAAACCTTTTAATCTAGCAAATTCAATCTTATAATCTCGCATTGCATTACGCTCAATAGCTCTAAACTTAGGAGTCTGTGCTTTGCTAAGATCATTTTCAAATGTATATTGAGCTATATTAGATTTGATAAGTTTTTCACTTTCGTCTAAGATTGTTTCTGGTACACCATTTACAGCTCTGTTAACTAGTTTAGCAGCTTGTGCTTTTAGTGTAGGATTCTGTATTGTAGCTATATCATCTTCAGTTACAATACCACCTGTATCTGCAATGTGAGATAATCTTCTTAGCCTTTCTACTTCATCTTCGTAACCTACAGTATACGCTGTCTTAAGCTCTTCTGGATACTCAGTAGTTTTAAAAGTTTCTCTCCAGCTTCTAGCAGTATCTCTTACCCAGTCAAGATCCTTAACACCTTCGTGCATTTCTATGTTCTGGAACTTCCACAGCTCTCTTGCTTTGTTTTCTTGTTCGTCAGCTTCTCGCTTCATCGCAAGATGTGACTCTGTAACAGCACCTCTAAGGTTTAAAGCTTCAAGTGGAAACTTTTCCTCATAAGGCATCTTACTACCATCATTCCATGTAATTGGAATAGTAAGTAATCTTTCAACACTTTGCTGTGATACAAACTCTTCTTTAATACCTAGTGCTATTGTATCTACCCACTCTTCTCGTGCAAATCGTAGTCCCTGTCCGGGATATATTTCTTCAAAATATGCAGCCCTTTGCCGTATAAAACCAGTATCACCAAAGTTAGCTTCAATAGGTGCTGCTCCACCTGTTGACTCCCACACTTTAATCATTCTGTTTTTATTATAAGCATCAGTAGCTATCTGATCTTGCTTAAGGGACCATTGTGAAAGTAAATTCTTTTCAGCAGTCCGCATTGAAGGTAGTAAATACTTTCTAACTTCTCTATCAGTTATATCAGGGTTATTACGATAAATCTCACCTAATACTAAACCTTGAGCAGTTAGTGACCAGTCGTTAATATCATCAGGTAGTACAATATCACCATAGCCTAAACCATTAGGTAAAATTAAACTATTCTTAGCCTGTGCCATTAATGAAGGCATTAGTAATGAATAACGATCTAGTAGTTGTTTTGTATTTAATTGTTCAGTATCTATAGATGCAATAAGAGCATGGTTTTTAGCAAACTTAGGACCATTATTAGCTACTAAGTCTCCAGCTGAACCTTGTAATTCTACACTATATTCATTATTTATTGCCTCAGCTTGTGAGTCAAGCATGTCTGCTTCATAATCCTCACGAGCCTGTTTAATCATTTGAATATGATTTATGTCATTATCAAAGTTGATCTTGTTGTCTATAATCTGTTTAGCTTTTGGTAGAAAATTAATCAGCTTATTTAGATTATTCATTCTGCTTGTATGAGAAGCGTTGAATATATCTATTCTTTGCTGAAAGAAATCTTCTGCATCTTTGATGGATTTATCTATCTCTGAATTTTTTGCTTCGACTAAACCAACAGTAGCGTCTGTATCTAGATAGTTAGTGTCACTAATGTTGGGTGGTGCATCATTAGATTGGTTAATTAGTTTTTGTAGAGTAGTCATTATACCTCCACCATATCTACATCAATTTTACTATAGTCTACAGTCAGAGTACCATCTTCTATACCTACAGCCATAGGGTTGATCTTAGCAACCTCTTGTGCCATAGCTCCACGATAACGTGTAGGAGAACCTGTGTAGTTAAACTCCCATATGTTGTGACCCTGTGGTGAACTGCCTACATATTTAATATTTTCTTTCACTTTAACATCGGATTGAGCGATGATACCGGCTACACTTAAACCAAAGTTAAGGAATGTACTGAATCTATCGCTCGGTGGCATGAGAACTGGAGCACCATATTCTGGCATAAATCCAAGTGTCTTACGATTCTTAGCATCCATAGCCTGTTTCTTACGTAAGTTACCTTGGTAAGCTAACGCTTGATCTCGACCAAATTTATTTCGTACTTTATTTCTCAGCTGACCCTTAGCAAATAGCAGCTGCATCAATGCACCACTTCGCCGATAACTTCGAGATCTACCAGCTTGAGCAGACTTCTGTTTCTTGAAGTAGTTTTTCATTAATGATTCTGTTTGTTTCATGGCACTACCTCTAGCATATATAGCTTTAGAGTAAGCGTCACTTGTAGCTCGACTGAATCCTATGACGTTATCATTTAAGGACTTCTTATATCCAGCTTCTCTGTTATGGTATTTGTTACCTTCAGATTTATATTTAAAATTTTTCTCTAGCCACTTTTGTTTGGCTTGAAACCTCATAGCGGCGTTAGCATCTGCGCACACGGCAAAACTCAATAAATGGTAAGTAATTAGGACCATGTATTACTTGACGTATAAACTTGAATCCTAAAAATTTTAGCAGCCTGATGTGGGCTGTGTTTCTTTTGTCAACGATGTTCCAGAGGAGGGGCTCTTGACGGTTATCGACATACCGCTTCGCCTCTCTTACAAACAACCTCGGTTTTTCGTAGATAACAGGAGTGCATAGCATCCATATATCTCCCTTTTGTCCAACGCCAGCCATACCAGCAGCCTTGCCGCTAGGTGACGTAAAATACACGCAGGGGACTGTATAAGCAGCTTGGAGAAGGTAGCGGATAGGTTCTACCCCCCAACCTTCTTCGAGCTCTCTGCGGTCTTCTGGACGTAGGTTTGAGGCCACCTCGTAGGCAGCCTTAGTTGTAATTGGGTGTATATAATTAGACACGTTTATAATATTTGGGTGTAAATGATCCTTCCCATGACAAAGCTCTAAGTGTAGCTGGTGATGGGTGAGCTGATTTAACTATAAAATCTACGTTAGTATTTTTCTCATAGACTGGTACAGTTCGTATCACCTCTTCTACGTATGGTGCATCAGATGCTTCATACTCGTTATATTCTGGAGATTCATACACTTCTGTATAGTTAGGTTTACCTAATCTAACTAATGTAGTTTCGTATAATCCTACCTTTCCAAGATGTACTCGTAATCTGTGTAGTACAAGCATGCCGCTTACATCTGTGTTAGATTTTTCTCCCTGTATTTGTGTAGGATATATTGTAGGAAAGTCTACTTGGAAGTCATATAGATATCCTATGTAGAATGTACCTGTACTCCAATTACCGGGAAGTGTAAAGTCATCATTAGGGCTGTTACCTAGTAAAGTTGTTTCAGCATATCTTCCAACTCTAGTTGCACCACTATCAATGTCAATAACAACCAGTTTATTATTAGGTGACGTAACGTCTGGTATCCAGTTAGCTTTATTTGTAAATGTTGTTAAGTTTGTACTTGAGTTGTATGTTCCAGCTGCAAGCGTTGTATAGTTATCTAGGTGTATGAGATAATCCACACTATCTTGTGTAATACTGATATCGTCATCATCTTCTACAAGACTTAATGTCTGTAAGAAATGGTTTTCATCTAAGAAAAAATAGTCATCATTAATTATAAAATGATATAGTAATCCTTTATTAAATGTCCACTTAAACCATGCTTGTTGCTGACGTTTTTCACCTATGTTAAAATATCTAAATCCAAGAACATCACGGCTAGCAGTTTTACCAAATAGTATCATAGAGTTTTCTCTAGAGTTTGTAAGTAAGTCTATATCTTTTTTTAATAAAGTAGGGACAATCTTACTTGGTTCTACTACGTCAGGTTCACCTTCTCTTCGTATGTTAGCTACTTCATTAAATCGACTAAACTTACCTGAGCTATCAACATAGCCTACAGTTACACCTAGCGATATAGGAGGTACATCTTTGTTATAATTATATGTAGAAATACTACGCAGCTTTGCAGTTTCTGGGTTTAGAATCTCAGCATCAGATGATAGCAAAAACTGTTGGTTTGTACTAAATACCATTAGACCGCTGTTTACTTCTATACCATCAAATAAATCAGATGGAAATGTAGAAGCACAGGCTATATCAATAGCATCGTTTGCACCAACTGCTAATGCAGATTCAGCAAAAAAGTCAGGCTCTGCAAAACTACCGGGTCTTGTTAGTACAACATTTTCGCCTGCTAAAAAAGCTAATCTATTTCTAAAAAAGATAACTTTGTTAATACGCTTACCAACAAATGATGGCATTGGGTTAGTTGTCTCGTCACCTACACCTCTATCAGCATATGTATACTGCTTGATAGTAAAAGTTGCAACTTCTGTATTAGTGTTTTGGTTAGCTATAGCAGTTCTTTGTATAACTAAAGGCATGTTTGTTAAGCTTTTAGGTATATCCGGTTTAGCACATTCTACCCACGATCCAGCACCATCTAAGTTATCGTTACCTTCAAATCGTAAGTAGTAGTCATCTTCATCAGATATTCTAGCGTTAGACACTTTAACAATATACCCATGCCTACATTGTACGGGCAATCGTGATACATCGTTGACACTTTTCTGAAAGACTCGCATAATGTCGTCTTCCATGACTTCGATAGTAAACGGATTTGCACTAGATATATAAAGACCAGTACCTATAACTTTAGAGGTAATTCCTGATATAGCATTAACTTTAGTTTGCATACCACCTAAAATAGACTCTGCTGTTACAGCTGTATCTGCATCAAAAGGTGTAGGTGAGGGACGTATCAAGCCATCGTTTTGCGAAGCAACTGTAGATTTAACTTGTGTTTCTTCAGTTTCGACAACGGTTACATCTATATAAGCTTGATTACCTGTAGTATCTCCTACACCAGCTGCTTGAGTAGCATGTTCTGGAAGAATCCGTACGACATCTCCAACGTCCCAACCTTCACCACCGTGTAGTAGTACAAGTTCTAGACTATAAGTGCATCTATAGTTCTGTCCATCAGCTCCGTTTTCTTGCCTATCATAAGCAGGGCTAATACCTTGCTGTCCTAATGCAGTGGCTCTGAATACTAAATTATCTTTACCTGATGTTAATGTAGTACCGCTACTATTTTTAATATATTGTATATTATCTGTTGCAGAATAACTACTTTTAGCTGTTGCTACATATACCTCTGTACCGATACCGGGACAAGAGCCTGTACCATCAGTTTCATCAAAATTATTACCTGTAATTTTTATTTTAGTAGCTCTTTTAACTGTTGATAAGTTACCTGTAGAACTACTATCATAAATATTTACAGCATACTGTCTACCATTTTCTGTTCGTGTAAGCTCTACAAATGCACAATGTTCTTCACCAGAAGGTCTACCATCTGTTGTACCAGTAGTACCTACTAATGTGTTAGCATTACCAGTATCTCTATTACTTACAAATGTTGTATCATTAATAGATAGAAATTGTATATCTTCTGAGTTATTTGTTGCTAAGTAATTTGTAATTGCTGTCTGTCCACCTGTGCCATAGACAACTGTCTGTTCAACACCAGCATTACGACCACTAGCTTTCCATACTCTTAGTTGACCGTTAGGTGCTACTTGTCCTATGTAAGATCCTTCATTATCATCACGATAGTAATGAAAGTAAGACCCACCACTCTGTACGTTAGGTAGTTTAGCTGTACCTACACGTCTTGCACCGGGTCTCTTAAACAAACCTTTTGTTATATCTGGTACAGCGTTGATAGCATTTTTAACTTGTCCGGGAAATTTTAAGTGGTCTGGCTGTTCTGATATACCAGCTGAGTATGACGGTACAGTTTGTCTAATATTTGCCATTATCTAACTAAGTTCCTCCATGGTTCGTAAGCTGTGTAAATAGTATCCTCTGGTAATCCGAACATGTTATGATTACCTTGGTTACATTCGTACTCCATAATAGCTGCTCTTGCTTGCTGCTCTTGTACACCTAGTAACTGGACTAATCCGGGATTAGAAACTAATTGTACAGCTGCCTGCCTTGCTGCTCTGTAAGTAATAAATCTTCTGAACACTGGTGGTACATCTTCAAAATTGTATAGTTTTACAACGTCTAATGTTATCTCACTTATGTCAGAGAAATCATCAGTATGGTCAAGCTTATCATAAAGAAAACCACCTCTTCTAACGACGTCGTATTTTCTTGATTTCCACCCATCTGATACATCTAGTTGTAATACATCTGCTCCAATAGCAATCTTACCATTTGCATCAGGATAATAGTGGGAGTGTTTTTCTGTGTTAAAATGCCAACCTTCAGCTTGTACATCTACGTTAGCATCTTTGAGTAAATTATATATAAATTGTATTTCTGGGTTAGCGTTAACGATAACACCATTCGCATCTTTTAACTGTGATATTGGGGATTGACCGATAGCTCCCAGTATTGAGTTAACTGCGGATAGTTCGGTATCGAGATCAATAGTTGTGGAAGCCATAATAAAAAAAGGGGGACACGAAGTCCCCGTATAAAAAATAAAAAATTAGCCGTTTGCAGGGTATGAAGTACCAAATGCAGCGTTGCCAGTAGAACCAGCGTCAGCTCCAGCAAGTAATTCAACACAAGCAGCAGGGTTTAGGAAGTCTGCACCCATAGCTAGTCTTCCAAGGATTACGTCACCTTGGTAAACAACTGAGATGTCTCCACTTGTTATCTGAACCTGTGGTCCGATAGCTTCTACAACACCAGCAGCTTCTCTTTGGAAGATAAGTCCGCAGCTGTTAGCGAAGTCAGAGTGATTACCATAGTTGTTTTCTACTCCGGTTACAGAAGCTCTAGCGTCTTCCATTCCGTTAGCAGTTGTAGTGTCGCCGATAAAGCTACCTACGTTTCCGGGGCTTGTTACACCGGGGTTTGTTGCAGATGCAGAACCGTAGATTGTACCGTAGTTTCCGAAGAAAGGTATGTTCATTGACTTGTAGATCTTGATGCCTGCAATCTCAATGATGCCTTGTCCAGTTTGTAATGCAGTACCTTGAGCATCTCTGTTGATTAGAGAGTTTGAGTCAACGTTCTGTATTAGTTCATAGTACTGTCTTGGGTTTAGTACAGCAACACGTCCGTCAGAGCTTACTCCTTTTTCGTCAAGAGCAGCAGCAGCGTCGTAGAAACCGTTGATTAGACAGGTAGCATCATAAGCAGCAGTAGCGTTTGTTACACCACTTCTGGTTAATCTAACCTGTGTTCCACCGGGCTCGACAAAGCCTGACTTAGATATTGGTGAAGCTTGACGTGCTCCCTTCGCAATTTGACGGAAGATAAGTCTGTCGTACTTCTCAGCAAGAGCGTATCCAATCTTCTTGGAGATCTCTCCTCTTAGGTCGTAGTGAGATAGTGTCTCGTCTAGCTCGTAGACAAATGCACTTGAGATTAATAGGTCATCGCAAGTAATTGTCTTCTCAGCTACTGGAGGTGCACCATCGTCGTTACCTAGTATGCTGTTACCGGGTGTATGATACTCGGCTTTTGTGCGTCCAGTGTAGATGAACTGAAGTGACTTACCATTCTTTAGAGTTCTCTTCATAACAAGATCTCTAGCGATTGTATTATTCTGGAAGCCTTTGAACATCTCTCCACTGAACAGCTTTAAATATAATTCACGAGCACCACCTGTGGCATTTCTCTGACCCGGACGGGTTAGTTGTGCCTGTGTACCAGCGGCGTTCGTATAATCGGTTTGTTGTGCCATTGATATGGATTAATAAAAATTGATATTGCTTAGTACTAATGTTTTCTCGAGATTGTGTAGGTCTATCCCTACCGTCTAGACGGCTAAAGGTATCCTCCGTAGAGGGCAAAAGCCAATAGCAGGGGAGTCCGACTCTGAGGTGCTCCCCGTGCAGTTAGTAAGAAGGAGTCTCTAGTTGAGCATCTTCTTTCTTTTCTTCAGTTTTTTTAGGTTCGGATTCTGGTGCAAATCTAACAGGATGTGCTCTGCCAAAACCTCCACCATTACTTTGTTGTGCCATTACTTAACGAATTTAGTATATGTAACACCACGGTAAACGTAAGTTACTGTCATAGCTTCCTCCGATACCAAGTCCCCGTTCCATGACTTGATTGCATGCGTCGCAGATGCGATGAACGGACGTGGGAGTTAGCCTATCTGTGGTGCAGTAAGTGCTACGTTTGTAGACTCAGCTGATGCTAAGTCAAGTGGGAAGTTGTGAGCATTACGCTCGTGCATTACTTCAAAGCCAAGGTTGGCTCTGTTTAACACGTCAGCCCATGTTGGTATGATCTTGCCATTAGTGTCAACGATGGACTGGTTAAAGTTAAACCCATTAAGGTTGA